TCATCTAAATACCATACAAAAGTTTTTTCTAATCCAGTGTTCTTTGGTTGTGACAACTCTTTAACCCATTCATAAACAGGCTTGAAATTAGCACCGAAACTGCTAATGGATTGGAACTTATCACTTGAAGGAAGATTAACATAGTCTTGATATGCTTGCGTATTGTTGGCTATGTCTTCGATAGTGAACTCAATCTCTGGATGATTTGTGGTAGTGACTTGTATTCCGTCAGTTCTAGGATAACCGACAAACTTTATGTTGACTCTTGACAAATGCACACCCCTAATATCATTAGTCACTTTCGATAATACACTACCAATGATGATTGGTGCTTCAGTGTTAGTAAATATTTCACTCCAATTTCTGTTAAACATCAGGCTTTCCTTGTCAAAAGCTGAAATAACCAATGTTGGATTAGTTGCATCCACTGTCAAGGTTTTGTTGACAACATATGCATTAGTCAACAATTGATTGTCTGATGTATATATGTTAATATCATCATCTATGTGAAACTCATCATAATAACTGATTGGCAACACAAAAGTTGCCTTGTTATTTCTAGCCTCGTCTGACTTCCTAAAAGTTACCCTCAAAGGTACATAGGTTTTGTCTCCTTTTTTTATAATCACGGTAACACCACAAATCTTAAATTAATATCATATTTCTTGTTTGTAGCTTTTGTTAATGTGTATGACAACAGTTTAACGTTCAAATGTGTTTCAGGTGTTAAGTTGTCTGACGTATTAGTTTTGACCCTTGCAATCCAATACAATGGATTATGGAAAAAATAATCAGGTGTAACACCTGAACCATCACTCATATACAAATCAAAATGAGATGTTTTACCTACCATCTGTTCAAACAATGCAATAACTGCAGATACTGGTGGGTTTTCTATTGGGTCATAAGAACCCGAATTTTTGTTATAAATATAAACAAAACCATTAACTGCAAAATCTTGAATGATATAACATTTCACATTCAATATTGGCATCTCTCTTGAGATGATTGTTGGAGTGTAGTAAATATCATCTACTTGCGAAGATATGACTGCATTTGCTTGCGAATCTATCTGAACATCAGTGATGTGTAGTCTTATTGGTTCTCCTTGATTAACTAACCATTCATCACGCTCTCCTGTAAGTGCAGTATCCTGATAACCTGTATCTCTTAAATAAAATACTGTTTCTACCATTTTTATCCACCGTGAGGACTATATAATGTTGATCCGAAAAAGTCACGAAGTGACATATTGACATTGTCAAGCAAGGACCTTGTCTCTCCAAGCTTATGGTTGAACTCATCCAATGATTGTTTCCAAGAACTGAATGGATCTATTTGTTGTAACTCTACCGCTTTTTGTTTAAGTTCGTCAAGATTGGTTTGGTTGTCCACAAGGTTAGTATTTATACCTTCTATGTTTATACTGATGTCTGAAAACTTGTTTTCAACTTCTTCTAATGATTTTATCTTATCAACACCAAGTTCTTTAGTCAATTTTTCATACTTCTCATACTCTTTTAACACATCATCAGGAAGCCATTTACCTTGCCCAAACACTTGTTTGTAAACATTGGCAGGAGAAATCTTGTCAAGCAAATTATCGCTGATGTATTTACCAACAGGTCCCAAAAGACTCAATGTGGATTTAATGATTGTTTGAGTTACTTTGTTCTTGTAAATGTCATCTAAAGTATCAAAAACTTGTGCAAAATACTTAACAAAATCATACCTGAATTTTACTGATGTGAATTTAGCTAATAACTCACCAAGTTTCCAACCACCAACAGCTGCTGCTGCTATTACTGCTGCACCTAATGCGAGTTTTGTCAAGGTTAGAGTTATTGGAACTATCACTGATTTTTGTCCACCAATAAGCCAAGAAGCAAGACCTTTAGATGAATCTGCAAGTTTCATTGATGCAGACAGTGCAACATCTTTGGCATTCGACAAACTATTCCACGCATCCTTAAGCATTATAAATTGTGTAACCATACCAATTAAGTCTGCAAGAGTTTTTATCACGAATGCACCCATAACAACACTCATTGTTATCTTTGGATGTGCGGATACAAATTCAGCAGTTGCATCAACTAACTTGATAAATGCATCAACCATCTTTTGAACTAATGGTTGTTTGGAAAAAGTGTCAAAAATGACGAAACCAAGGAAACTCATTGCTGCTGTTGCCTTGTTCACTGAATTGCTGAACTCTGTTTGACCTTGTGTTACTCTCATATAGTTCTTAAACCAAGAATCCAAAACTGCATTTATTTTCCTTGATACAGTCCAAGATGTAAACAACAAAGACAAATTGTAACCTAATCTTGCACCTCTTAATCTTTCTTGCTTTGCTAATTCTTCCCTGATTTTCTTCTGTTCCATTAATGCTTTCTTCTCTTCTTCTCTTTGTACTCTTGCTAACTCTTTCTCTGCTTTTTTTAACTTCATCAATCTTTCTCTCTCTGCTTTTTCCTGATTACGCATCCTGACTTCTGCTAAACGATAGTTGAGAATACTCTTTTCAGCAGAAAGTTCTGCTTTGGCATATTCCTCACTACTGATACGACCTCTTTTTCCCTGTCTCTCCACTGACAATATTGCTCTACTCAAGCTACCATACTCTACCTTTACTGCTTTCAAAAAAGTGGTTAAACTACCATACTCTTTCTTGATTCTCTCAACTGCAGCAAGGTGTTTATCCGAATCCTTGCTCTTTAGTTGAGTTATTATGTTCAAAATAATATCTTTTTGTTCAGCTTCTGCCATTTTTCATAAACTCTTTCTTATATTGTTCGAAATACCAAAACAGTTTGATAACAGGAAAGTCAGGTGTTATTTGGATATGAAGTTCTTTTTCAATAAAAAAGATGTTTGATTGCCAAACATCTAATGGGTCTTCATAACTAATCCCTTCTTTCAGTTCAGTCAACAAGTCTTCAGGTTCGTCTACTTTTTTTTTCCTACTGCTTCAACAAAAGCATCTATGAACTCGTCTGCATAGTGTATCACTAACAACTTTGCATCTTCCAAGCTGATACTTAAATCCTTTGCAACCACTTTTGGAAACTCACTCATAAAGTATTCCACACCTTTTTCTCTTGCATTATCTGGATTCGCTGTTGCCAATAACAATCCCTCATAAAATTCCACTGTTGGCTTAAATCTTAATTCCTCACCTTCAATCTCAACTACCATCTCACCATATTTCTTCCTTAATTGTTTAATCTTCTCCTTGATGTCCATTCTCGCTCACCTCGAATATCTTTTGAGTCTTCTCATACCAATCCATCAAAAACTTGATGGTATGCCAATACGAACTTCCCCATTCCTCATCAGCTAACCTTTTGAATCTGAGGAAGTGTTCTATTGGCATTGCACTTACCTTAAAACTTACTTCTTGCTTGCCATCTCTGATTCTGGTCTCAATACCTTTCATATTACCACCTCATTTACGCTTTCACTACTTGTTTATACAAGTTTCCTGCAAGACATTCAAATTCGAAACTTACTTCAACAACACCTTTATCTGGTGCATCAAAAGAGTTCAACTTGTTAATCTTAAAATCTTTCAACAACAATCTAATACCATAGTTATTACCAATTACCACTAACAAATCTGCGTTAGTTGAAATCTCTGCACCATAAACATAGTTTGCTATTGTTGAATCTGTTGATTCTGCTACTTTGTTCAAGAACAACTCATCTAATGCAGCATAATTACCTTCTGCATCAGGATTAACAACCATTGTTCCTGTAACTTTTGCTGTACCCCACTCGTCAATATAACTTTCTTGTAATTGAACACCGTTTTCATCACTACCCAAGTAGTTAATGGTTTCCCTCGTTGGTTGTGGTTCATCTAATTTCATTGTCTTAATTCGTCCCGTCAATGTAATGTCTGCGGTATTATCATCCCAATCAGTAGTTACTGAAGATGGATCAATCCTATTCGCATCCTTAAGTATCTTTATCTTCATATCTTTGGATTTTAATGAACTCACCATTTTTATTCACCTCATATTTGTTTTAATAGCTTGTTTAACTGATTTAATGCAGCATTAATTGCTTCATCGACATAACTTGCTGGAGCTTCTCTCTTACCTTTCCTGACGTGTATGTATTGTGATGGTTTCAATACACCTTGTCCCCTAACAGTTCCCTTGTCCTCAACGTAAACAACAAACATCCTTTTGGTTGTTTTCATCCTTATGGACTGTTCTGATGGTCTTCCACCGTTTCTACTCCAAGGACCTGGTCTTGATGAACGTGAGGAGTATGGAGCATTAGCAAGTCTTGCCCTTAATGAACGAACAATGAATTTAGTTATTCTCAATGATGCTTTTCTAACACGCTTGAATAGCCTTACTGTTTCTTCATTAACAACATTAATTATCGCTCGTTCAAGTTTGTCAAAATCCTGTATACTCGTAACATCTATTGTTACCATTGTAATTCAACCGTAATCACTCCTTCGTGCATAATTTTGTTTGTCAAGTTGTATTCAACTGAACCTTCATCTCTTATGTTTTTAGTTGCACCTAAAATGTCATTGTTCCTGATTGTGTTAATCACTTCTTGAGTCAATTCATCTAATTCTTGTGAAGTTTTGGTGTAAACATAAATATCAACTGTGAATGAATATGAAACAACTGAATCATCAATCAAGTAAGAATTTTCTGAATATTCGGGATTAGAAATTACTATGAAAGGAAGAGTTATGGTCTTCTTTGGATATGCAGAGTATATCCTACTATCTACTTCAGAAATATTAGCGTCCAACAAATTCTTTATTGCTAAAAATACTTCTTTCTTGGTTGGCATATGCAATGCACCTCAATTAATCCTGCTTACAGCAGGTTTATGAACAATGCACAATCTGTGCAACTGCACTTCCCTTGTAATATATCTTTTCAACACTGTTAATGTTAAACTCTTGTCCTTCAACAATCAATATTGCGTTTTCATCAACAGTTTCATCAACACCAATCAAAAAATCGTGAGTTGTTGTTTGGGAAATACCAAACAAATCACGTAAATAGCTATCTGTTATATTATTAAAAAATAACAAATATATAAATTTTTCGGTATATGCATCATTAACTACTTCACCATACTCATTAGTTGTAGTGGTATAACTTCTCAAAGTAGCTTGAACACCATAAGTTTGCAACAATTTATCAATTGTGTCTTTCAATGCCATTTTTATGCATAAGTCCTGAAACCATACATTAAATCTTCAAGTCTTGCTATTTCCTCGTTAAGTTGCTTAATTAATCCCAAACTATACTTGAAACTACCTGAAATCTTTAATGCACCTAAATCAACATCTCCTTCGTCATTATAACTTTTCTTGTTGAGCATAATGTTTAATACGTCCTTGACACAGAGAAGGGTTACCAATCTCTTGACTAATTCAGGAGTATTATTGTAACCATAAGTATAACTAACCTTTATCTTGTTAATTCCTGTAGTGATATAACTCTTAACCCTGATTTTTCCCTCTTTTGGATTTGAAATTATGAAATCTGTTATCTCTGAATAAATCGGATTAAACTCGTCACCTTTATTAACATACAATGATTCAACACTGATAAGTGGTTTGTTTTCTGTATAAATAACCATAGTAGGTTCTTCAATCGTTATTAACTCATCAGTGACTACTGTTGGTTCAAACTTTGTTCCTGCTAAACTATCAACATATGCACTGTTTTTAGCTATCAAATCATCAGCTAATGATTGGTCTAATGTTATCTCATTATTGAACCATAATTCAATGTCTGTTTTTGTTATGTATGCCATCTTGGTAACCCCCGATAAACATTAAAAAAAATAAAAAAAAGAAAAAAAAGAGATTTAATCAGTGCAGTTTATGCACTGATAGCACTGACTAAAAGAGCAACCTTGTTGCTGTCTAACACTCCAATACCGTATGCTTCGAATGCTGCAAAGTCTATCCACAAGCTTCTTGCATTAGGTGCTCCTTTTTGTAGCTTTGCTTCTTGCTGATAAGCAATAGCAAATGCTCCGTCATCCAAGCAAATTGCTTTAGCTACATCCACATCACTTGATGCACCTTCTTGAGCTGTGGTGATGTAGTTACTTGAATACACTTTCATACCCAAGATTCTACCGAGTTCATAACCGTTTATGGTTGCAACTCCTTCTTGCAACATAATACTGCCATTTTGTACCAAGATTTTCTTCATATGAGCTTCTTGGGATGGATGTATAATCAAGTATTTAGGAGTTGCATTCTTCAATCTCATTTGTCTCTGTAATTCAATAATGTCATCAATGTCAAGAGTGTCGTTAGCAGTAATGGAACCTGCATCAGTACCGTTTGCATAAACAACAGTTCCTGCATTACTGACTAATGCATTGATAATGTTCTTCTCTTTGGTTACTGCCAATGCAGTTGAGAGTCTGTCAACAACATCGTCCATAACAAATTCAAATGAACTTTGCAACTCTTGCAAGGTTACTTGATGAGCTGCTCCATACCATTTGAAAGTAATCTCTACTTGTTCATAACTCAATGCACTAACAGGAATCTCTTGTCCTTCAGTAATTTCTGCAGCTTCACCATAAGCATTCTTTGGAATCTTGATGCTGCTGTTGTGCTTACCCAATCCTCTGTAATCCTTAACTGCAAATTGTTCCATAAAAGTTTTTTCTTTCAATGCTTTAACTAACTTATTACTCCAATATTCTGGATTGACATATTGTGCACTTGCATCTTGTGTATCAAATGCATTTGCGTCAATTGGCATATTTATCACCTCTTAGTTTAATGAACATCACTTAGTAAGTCCATCGGTTCTTATATCGTTCTCGTTTCATTCAAGTTCTCGAAGAATTGTTTCTTCAATAATTCCTTTAATTCTTGTTCGCTAAGTTCTCTTTGTTCTGCAACAACATCAACATTATTGCTTGTTGGTTCAATACCTTTCTTCACTGCAGGTAGGCTATTAACTACTTCCTCAAGTTTCTTGTTGAATGCTTCATTCAACTTGTTCAATTCTTCTCTTAATTCACTGATAACATCATCTTTTGACTTCAATTCTTTCTTCAAGTCCTCATAAAATTTCTTCAGTTTCTCTTCCTCTGCCTTGGCAATCATTTCCTCTATTTCCTCAATCTCTTTCTCATCGATAACTTCTTCCTCTTTTGGTTGCTCTTCTTGTTTAGGTTCTTCCTTGGGTTCAGGTTGTGTTTCATCAACCTTTTGTTCAACCTGTTCTTGAACTTTGTTTTCAATCTCATCTGCCATACATATCACCTCACACTCTTACACCGTTATGGTTCAAAATCTTCTTGTAGTCCATTAACTTTTGTTCCAACAATTCCTTTGTTGGTAAGTATTGTCTGTAATACCACGCTTCATAACCGAACTCAATATCTCTTAACTTCAAGTTCAAATACTCCGGTGTTCTCTCATATCTGTATTTTGGTTGGATTACTTCTGCTCCTTTCATTGCTATTTCCTTGAACTCTTCTTTCAATTTCTTTTCTTTCTCCAATAATTCCAACTCTCTCTTCACGTGATAATACTCTTTCTTTGCCATCTCTATTCCTTGTTTGGTTAATTTCATTGGGTCTTTTTGTTCCTGTTTTTGTTCAGGTTCTTTTCCTTCCTTGCTTTTCTTTGCCATTTTATGCACCTCGCTTATTTAAGACACATTAACTTTCAATTTCTTTAATCGAAGTATTTGTGCATTTGGTTTCTTTGGTTCTTCTGTCAATGCAAAACCTATTGGTTCTCCATCAACATAAACTCTTGTGCCATCTTCTGCCAAATAATAATCATTATCATCATACTTAACTTCAATACTTGCTCCAAGCTTGCCTTGCTTGATTTTCTCAAGTATTTCACTGAACATTGGATGATTGTTGTTTAACACTGCTGTAGCATAAACAACTCCATTGATTGGTTTGGAATCAATAATCTTGGCAACCCAATCTTTTGGTAAGTCCAAACCTAAAATGTTGGCGTGTTCCAAGTCTCCTTTTAATCCTCTTAATCTTGTTCCGATGAATTCCAAAAATGCCGTATGGAATGCTTCTTTCTGTGAATCAACTTCGGGAGTTGTTAATACAAAATCAACATAGTATTGTTCATCACCAATCTCTGAATTAACTTTAACTTTCTTTAACTCAACTTTTGATTTCAAAACCCATTTACCGTCTTTCTTGACAAATTTCCTCTTGACTGCAGCCCAAGCAACCTTGAATGCTGTTGATTCATCATATTTCTCATAAGCCTTGTTGAATACTTTCATAAATAATTCTTGTGCATTCTTTGGTAATACTTTCCTTATTCTTGCAGGTAATTCATTGATACTCTTGTATGGCATCTGCAATACACCTTTTATTTACCAAATATTTGGTCTTCACGAGTAGTTGATTCACTGCCTGTTCTTATCTCCTTCACATCAGGATTTCTTGGTTGTCTTGATGGTGAAGTCAAATTAGTCATCTTATCATTAACTCTTTTTGAGTTATCTGTTTGTCTCGTGAATGTTATGTCTTCAGGTAATGTTCCTTGTTTCAGGAAGTATTCTATGGTCTTGTTTGAAACACCTAATGCCTTGAGTTTCAATGCATTCTCGATTCTGTCTCTCAAATCCAATCTGTCAAATGGATTGAAGTGTATCCTTGCTCTGATACCAATCTTTGGGAACAATTCATAATTGATTTCATATTCCAAAATGTTCTTGAATGCCAATACTGAAGTGTTCCAAACATATCTTACTTGAGTATCTGCTGAACTTCTATTAGCTCCTTCAATAAATCCTGCTGCAATTGGTGGCACTCCAAAAAACTCAAATATCTTACCACGTAAGTGATTAATGTAATTCTCAATGTCTGCAAGAAACTCGAATTTCTCGAAAAACTCTCTCTTAATCTTACCTTGTGCAATTAGTTCTCCTGCAGGATTGTTTCTCTGTTTTCTCAAACCCTCAACAAAACTCTGATATGCATCCTTGCTTATCTTTTGTTCAGTTGACCAATAAGGTAATACTTTCTTGTATTTGAACAAGAATTTCACGTATTCTTCCAATAACTCCTTGGTAACAACTACATCCCATAAACCTTCCACATCATAAAAACCCCAATAACCTGCAGTTGAGGGGAGAATTTGGATTTCACAAATATCATCAGGAGAGAATGTTACTTCTTCCTGACCAACTCTTTGAATATACTTGATAACATCTCCGTGCTTGTTCAAAACAGGAGTTATGGTTGGTGTATGCAGAACGTGCAGTTCAGTAACAACCTTCTTTGTTTGACCATTAACCATCATTGGTTTCTTGACTAACTCAACAAAAGCTTTTTGATAAAGTCTTGCATTAACTGCAATTTGCCTTAAAATCTTTGGGAACTTGTAAAGTTCTAATAGTTTCTTTGTTGCGTGTTTGTTTTGTTCTGATTCATCATTAGAATATGTTACTGTCCAACCTGTATAAAACAATGCATCTATGAACTTATGAACAGCAGTAGCTACATCAACATCTTGCAATAGCAAAGTGTATTTATCCAAGTTCTTCTGTGGTGGAACTTCACCACCTTTTTTTATCTCAACAAAAGAACTCAAGTAGTCAGGACTAACTGCTCGTGAGGAGTTAATAGATACTTTTTTTGCCATTTTTACTCAATCCTCAATATTTAAAGATTAACTTATATATAAATTTTTCGGTTTTATTCAATAAAATCCACCTCTAAATCCCCTTCCTCATCATCTGACAATGCTGAAACTGCCATAACAAACGCATCTATGACATCATCTGAACCATTCTTTGGCTTGTGAATTGATGGAACACCGATAGATGTTTCTTCCTTGATAAGTTCCTTCATTTCCTTGATTAACACATCATAGTTCGGAAATTTCAATACTCCCAAGTTCATCAGTTGCTTGAATCGAACATAAGATGGAACTTTCTCCTTGTGGAAATCGAATTCCTTGACATAATAACCATCCTTGGACATCTCATTAATGAAATCCTTTGCTTGAATACAATTGTCAATCACAACTGTTCCAATCTCATAAATCTCTGAAAGATAGTCAATGTATTTCTTGACAGTGTCTCCTGTAGTATGTGGTTCAAATCTCTTCCAATCAATAAGCTTGATTATTCCATCAGCAGGGTCCTTATAAACCACAACAACAACTGATAATGAGTTTTGCCAACCCAAATCAACTCCCAAAACAACAGGACTGCCTTTTCTGTATTGGTCTTTTACTCTGTCATCAATAGCTTTTTCTATTGCGTTGAAATCAAAGAAATTACTTCCTGACATAACGAAGTCACATTCATATTCCTGTGCAAACTCACTTGGACTCATAATCTTCTTCTGTTCTTCAACCATCTTCAAATACTTTTCATCGTTGTTGATAGTATAATGATAAACTAACCGATAATATGAATGTTCCTCTCTCTTCTCGAAAGGGTCGATTATGTCATAAAAGAAATTACCTACACCATTAGGAGTAGATAACATAACAACCCTACCACCTGTTGCTGCTACTGTTGGTAATACTGCTGTCTTAATGAAGTTGTTAGGGTCAGGATTATTCAAGAATGCTGCTTCATCCACAATCACAAGGTCCAAATCCAAACCTCTTACCTTGTCTGTCGGTGGCAAAGATTTTATGTATGAACCATTAACAGTCAAACCATACAGGTTCTTTGAAAACACAATCATTTCCTTGTTCTTGAGCTCAACCAATTGCGATACATCAAATTTATCATTAATCTTTCGCATATTGATGTTCAGTTGATTGACCAATGAATAGATGTATTGGTTCAATAACTTCTTTGCTGCATCGTCTCCTCTTGAAATAATGCCTATCTTTGTATTCTTGGCAACTCCTGAAGGAAACTTGTTGAATATTGCTGCCCATAACGTGTATATCGCAACTGCTGTTGACATACCGAGCTGTCTTGCTTTTACTACTGCAACTCTTGGATGTTCGTTTATTGCCTTGAAGAAATAGTCTTGATATGGTCTTACTAATGAATCTCCTTGCATTCCTAACATATACGTTGCGAAGATTGATGGGTCATCTCTTGCAAAACTTAACTTAAACTTTCCATTAGTATGTTTTAGTGCTATTCTGTCATAAAAGTCATCCACGTATTCTTCAGGAATTACAGTTGCCTTCATTTTTTCCTAACTTTTGAAACATCAACAGGTTCTATCTCGATTTCCTTCTCTGCATCCATAAATACTTTCATTACGTTTGCCTTCGTATCTGCTGTGACTTCCTTGTATTTGTTCAATTCCTTAACAAAATCCAAGAGAAGTCGTGTATACTGCATATATTGCTTGTGGTCAATCTTGTTGTTTTGAAGCAACATCATTATGTATGCCTTAACGTTACTAACCTCTTCTGCAAGATACATCAATGGTGAAACAGCAAGTTGTTTCCAAACTTCGAGTTTATATTTCATAAACTCGTCTTTCCACTTGCCTGTTTCATCCTCTTTATCGATAATATCTTGCCATACCTTGGAAGTTCTTCCGTGTTTGAGGGGAGCTAACTCTCTTTGTGCTTTTGCCTTCGGTGACATTGTATATTTCCTCTTTTTCTTTTCGTTTTCTGCCATACCAATATGATAAACATAACTTATATTTAAATTTTTCGGTTTTAACAGTTAAGTTATTACATACAAAACCGAAAGATTTATATACTAGTTGTGCTTACCATATTATAACCTACCCCGGAGGGGGGAAGGGGGAGATATAATATAACCTTCGGTGAGAGAGTATAACTATAACATAACAGGTTGTTGTTGTAACTAACATATATAATATATATGTTTGGGGAGAGAGGTTATAACTAACATATATGTATGTTATAACAAACAATAACTGTTTGAGGGGAGAGAGAATATAATAACCTTCGGTATGTTATAACAACAACAATAAGAAGGTTAACAAAAGGAACTTGTGGTTAACCTTCGTTGTTTGTTATTGTGTGTGGGAGAGAGAGAATATAACCTAACGGTAGAAGATGGGTTTAATACCTGTCTTCTACCTTGTTTAACCTTATCGAAAGATTTATATATGAGTGTTACTTACAATAAGTGTTGGTGAGTTAAGATGGAAACTAAAAAGATTGAACAGTTTGTAGGAACAGTGATGTTTTTAATACCGATTGTGTTGATTATTTTTAACTATTGGAAAGTGGCTGCAATCTTAACATATATTTATTTCTACTCGATAGTCGGAACAATGTATAATGAATTGGTGAAAGGTGGAAGCAATGTTAGTGTTCGTAAGAAACGATGAGAAAACTGTTGATTTACTCCGAATTGAATCTTATCTACGTGCCCTATTCATAGATTGCAAAACAGTGTTTGAAAATGAATCATTGGTTGCGCAAACTATTCTCGGTGATTTTGCGTTTTACTCCAATAATAATAAACTTTATGTTGAGACAAACGTTTCAAAAAACGATACGATTCGTATTCTTAAAAATTTAGGTTATGTGTTTGTGGGGGTGGAAGAGTGAGAGCTGTCAGCGTTTCTTTTATCACTGATAAAGGTGAAAAAATAAATGTGTCTATCAACCATTTCGGTTGGTATGTATATAATGGAGAAAAATATGCGTTGGCTGAACTAATAAACAAGTTTATTTCTGATGGCAAGAAAATCAAGGATGTTGAATATGAATACAGCTGAAAAATGAAAACGCATCTTCGTATAGTGTTGGATAAACAAGAATATGAACTGTTGTTGCACAAGCTAAACTTTTTATCTAAATACATCGATACCACTATCAACTATGAAAACGATGTTATTGTCGAATTTGTTGGAACAGACCCCGAAACCACATTAAATCTGCTTGAACAACTTATTCTTCAATAACAACGATTTAAGATACCTGCTACAGTAATTTAAGATATGTATAGTTTTGCTGTACCAATTCAAGACATTAGTAGTAGTATTGTCACATTAATTCAAGATAGTCGCCTCCAACAACAAATTCACTTTACAGTGGCGAATTCTTGAAGTATTGGAATGTATATGTTGGGTTGTATATGTTATAGGATATAGATTAAGATACAACAGATCCAATGTATCTATTAGAGTATATATGTTTGGATAGAACTGTTGTGATGTAGCTATTGTAGTATATACATTGTAGTGGTTATGTTGGTTATCATTTATGAGTTGTTATTGATGTAATAAAGAAAAGATATATATCTTTTCTTTATTGTTATATTATATATATTATTATATGTATGTTATAACAACAATAACATATTATATATGTTATGTTATAACTATAACAATAACTATAACATAACTATAACTATAACATATATATGTTACATATATATGTTATGTTATAACAATAACAACATATATGTTATAATAACTATAACTAATAATAATAACAACAATAAACCTATAATATAAAACGTCATATACATATAACTTACATAACATATATATACATAACAACAACATAACATATATAACTTATATAACAGCAATACAACATAAAATAATATGTCATATTTTCGTTTTGATTTTCTTATATAGACCATCAAAAAAGTTGCAATTAGAGGCATTCAGAGGCTTTCTGATGCATTTTCAAAGTAAAGTAGTATAATAAGACCTTTTTGATTAGAAAATTGATTCTGGAGCTTCTGATTAAATCTGACAAAACATTTTAATCAATGATTAAACTTTTTAATAAATGATTAAAACTTTTAATCATTTATGGAATAATACCATAATAATATTTTGATATATATGTTTTTGTTAAGAAATATTTATATATAAGCTTTGTTCTTATGTTGATATAAATATAATGTTTGTGAGGTGAAAAAATGAAAAAAGGAAATGAAATACCCGGACAAATCGAAGAATTGTGGGAATTAATTCCCACGAAAGGAAGTCTCTCAGAAACTGTAAGGTTTCTGAGAGAAAAATCTAAAAATGATTTGGAAATAATCGACGAATGTCAAACATCATTCGTCGACGGGTATGCAAGTAAATTTTATCTAGTGATGCTAAATGGAAAGTATGGAATTGTTGAAACCGTGCTGTCACAATGGCAGCACGACGAATTTACAGAAGAAGTAAGAGATTTTTATTTTGAAAATGAATTATTGGATGCAGAAAAAAAGTTTTTATGTGAATATTTTTTAGAGATAAATCCTTATTATTCATAAATTTTTTCTTTTTTTTTAAACCTAATTCTTTTATAAATAACATCTGATTAAAAAGTTTATTCTTGTTTTATTTATAAATAATGTTGATCTCCTTGTCGTTGTTATTTATTAGTAGTTAAATAAATGTTTTCATTTGTAAATAGTAAAAATTATTATTGAAAAAATTTATAAACTTCAAAATCTCTTATAATGATGTAAAACTTATAGAGGTGAGAAAAATGGAAAATATGAAAAAATGGTTTGTATTATGGATTGGTGACGACGACGGTTTTGATGTATATGCAGAAAGTGACGACATCGATGACATATATCAAATTATAGAAGAAGAGAATTTACATTTTGATGAGTACAGAATCACAGAAGAAGAGGTTTTTTGAAAATGAGAAACAACAATTATCTTAATTGGAATGAATTTAAAGTTTTGGAATCAACAGCAAATTTCATAAATGCTTTAGAGAAATTTAAAAGAGATTACTGCAAAATCAAATTTTACAGCATCATTAAAAAACTATTTTAATTTTTTATTTTTGTTTTTTTTATTACTTTTAAGTAGTTAAAGAAGGACTAAATAGTATTAAATAGTTTAAAAAATGGAAATCAGAACATTTTTAAATAGAATTGGGTTAAACTTTTTAATAATTATTATTTTCTTAAATATATATTTCTTGAAATATATTTTAAATTATATCTTTTCTAAAATATATATTCTACTATATGATAAAATGTATTTACTGATAAGTCACAAATCTATTTCTATTTTTCACAAAATTATGAAATTTCTAAAATTCACAAAATTAAGAAATTTAAGAAACTTAAGAATTATAAGAATATAATATATATTTAAAGGGCGTTTTGCAAATGCTAATATGTTCATTTAAAGGGCTTTTTTTATGGTTATTATGGATTATTATTCAAAACTTAAGAGATTATTTATAAATCCATATACTTAAGTTCAACAATATTTATAAACTTTAAGGTATATCATATTTTTGAAATCAAAAACAAAAAAAGGTGATAAAAATGCAACAAAAAAGATTTAATGAAATATTAAATATGGTTAAAAAAGGGGTTAGTATTGTGGAATTATTAAGAATGAACAAAATAACAAAAAATGAGTTTAAAGAGTATCTTTATATTATAAACAGTAATATAAATAAAAGATTAAAAAAAGAATATTATAATTTTGATTTTTCAAAAAATAAACCATTTAAAAATTCCTGTGATATATATATTATAAATTAAAGGGGGTGTAAAAAATGGAAAATGAAATAAAACAAATATATAAAAACAGGTTTGAAATTAAAGGGAGCAAAGTAACCATTAATAAGTCACAACAAACCTTTTATAGTAAATACCATTGGTTGGATTTTGTGAAAAGACATAAAAATGTTTTCAATGATAAAACTATTTATAGAGTAAAAGAATACAATATATTTTATATTGTCAAGGAGTTTAATTATTTTCAAGGAGAAAAAAATATTTGGTTGTGGCTTTATGATATGGAAAATAATATTTATTTTGTAGTGGAAAATTTGCAAGTCGATTTATATTCGATGATTGAAGAGATTTATAAACTTTATGATTTGGGTTTTATTGATAAATTTTTAAAGGAAAATTAAAGGGGTGGTATAATGAAATTAAAAGAATATGAAAAATTGGAAAATGAGATTAAGGAGTTTTTAAATAAAAAGGGTTTGGATTTTGAGATAATTTATCATTATGACAAAATGACTATTGAAATAAAACTTTAAAGGGGGTGGAACAAATGGCAAATAAATATGATGGTGTATATTTAAATCCTTTTGGTGGTGTGGTATTTGTAAAAAATAATAGAGATTTGTTTTTTATGGATGATTTAAGGGGCAAAAGAGAAATTGATGTGATGAGTGGAAAAACTTATTTCATAACTACACAAGAAGAAATAAAAAAATTGCCAAATTATGAAAATATCAAAAAACAATTAAATATTTAAAGGGGTGGAAACAATGAGATTAAATGAATTTGAAAACTTAATTTATAAAAAAGGTTATTCATATGTATATGAAACAATAATTGATTTATTCAAAAAAGAAAAATCAAGTGATTTAGATTATAACGCTGTTTTTGAAGAATGGTTAAATGATGGAACTGTTCCAAATTTAAAAGATTATACAACAGCATATTTTTTATTTTATCATTTGAAAAAAGAACTTTTAAAAAATTAAAGGGGTGGAAAAAATGAAACAAAAAGATTATTATGTAAATGGAACTAAAATTGATATTGAAAAAAACAAAAAAATAATAAATACAATAAAAAGGAAATTAAAGGC